GCAAACACCCCCCGACCTCTTCCCAAACGCCGACCCCCCACCCCCTATATAAAAAATCTCGGCAACACCTGTAAAAACTTATACAAACCCCCATAAAAAAAGCCCCGCAACTCAGTACGGGGCTAACTTCTGAAGGAGTGAACCAAACCATGTCTGTTGCCACACAGACGCAATCGAGTATACACTGTTCATAAATGGGAGCACAGTCTCATGTTTGAGGATCTGATTTCGTTTTCTCCGGAGCCGGGAGCGGTTGAAGATTTTGTCCCGCTCAAAAAAGCCAAGCCCTCTAATATATTAGAGGCGCAGGTTGCGACGGCAGATTGGTTAAAAGAGCTGGGGGTTCCCCCAGATGACGCTATTACCGAGCGGCAGGAACAGGCGGCAGCGCGAGAAGCGTTCAACGCCCTGAACTTTAACCCAGACACCGACGCGCAAAAGACTGCGTTGGTTGCAATGAAGACGCCTCCGGCGGTTCAGCAGCTTGTCGGCATGCTGACGGCATACGATTGGGAGTTTGTGGAGCGGGCCAAAGAGCTACGTAGCTATACCGTCTCCAAGATTCTCGAGGAAACCACGCATCCAGACGCCCGGATCAGGCTAAAAGCCTTGCAGATGCTGGGTAACGTCACCGAAGTGGCGCTGTTTACTGAGCGCGTGGAAGTGACGAAGAAGGATGTTTCCGAGGAAGAGATCGAAAAGCGGCTGCGAGAAAGGCTGGAGAAGCTCCTGACGCCGATGGACGGGGCGCTGATCCTAGAAAAACCCGACGCCCCCGCTACAGACACAGAAGAAACCAATCTCGACGACGAGATTGGTGCGGTAGCCGAGCGTTCGGAGGGGGCGAATGCTTGAGAATCTAGACACTACGGCGCTTTCTTCGCTGTTAAAATCCCTGCCCACGCTGCCGAAAGCAGAGAAACAAGCGCTTCTAGATGAATTAGAAGCCTTGCAGCAAAAGAAAGCCATCAAAGCGGCGCGAGACGACTTCCTTCAGTTCTGCGCACGTCTGTATCCGGACTGGAAAGAGGGTCCGCACCACAGGTTTTTGAAGCCAATCCTGCACGAAGTCCGAGATGGGGCGCAAACACGCCTTACAGTCTCCATGCCCCCGCGTTTTGGTAAGTCTGAGACCATCGCGTACCTGTTTGTAGCGTGGTATCTCGGGCATAACCCCCACCATCACATCATGATGGTGACGCACACCGCAGCACTTTCTGCGGATTTTGGCCGGAAAGTCCGAAATCTCATCGACAGCCCCGCATATCAGGAGCTTTTCCCCGGAACGCAGGTCTCCAAGGACAAAAGTGCGTCGGATAACTGGACGACAACCGCCGGGGGGAAGTATTTAGCGATTGGTATCGGGGCAAACGTCGCCGGTCACGGCGCACATCTGCTGATTGCAGATGACTTGGTGTCAGAACAAGCCGTTCTTGCCAATCCGGACACGGCGTTTGCCGTTGCTTGGGAGTATATGCAGGTCGGTCCGCTCCAGCGTCTGATGCCCGGTGGTCGGATCGTGATGATCGGTACGCGCTGGGGTAAAAAAGACCCGATTGGGCGAGCGCTGCAGTGGGCGGTGGAAAATCCAGAGAGTATCCCTTGGAGAGAAGTGCGCTTTCCGGCGATCCTGCCGTCTGGCAGAAGCCTTTGGCCTGAACAGTGGCCGGTTGAGCAGTTGCAGGCGAAACGGGCGGGGATGCAGGCCCAGTTCTGGTCGGCGCAGTACATGCAGGATCCGACTTCTGAGGAAGGGGCGATCCTAAAGCGCGAATGGTGGAAGATCTGGGAGAAAGAAGATCCGCCTATGGTGGAGTTCACGCTTCAAGTCTGGGATACGGCACACGACACCAAGAGTCATAACGACTACAGCGCCTGCGTGACGATGGGCGTGTTCTTCAACGAAGAGAAAAGCCGCCACGAATTGATTCTACTCAACGCCTTCAAGGCGCGGTTGGAGTTTCCGGACCTGAAAAAGAAGTGCTTGGAGCACTATAAAGAGTGGACCCCAGACTGTTTGCTGATTGAGAAGAAAGCTGCCGGTGCGCCGCTGATTCAGGAATTGCGGCGGATGGATATGTTTGTTGAGGACTACAGCCCCTCAAGGGGCAAAGCCGGTGTTTCTAATGATAAGCGTGCACGGGTGAACTCTGTTGCCCCGCTTCTTTTCGATGGGGCGGTCTGGGCACCGGATCTGCGGTGGGCGCACGAACTGATTAACGAATGCGCCGAATTTCCCAACGGCGAGCACGACGATTATGTAGACTGTATAACTATGGCGCTGACGCGCTTTCGTCGCGGTGGGTTTATTACCCTGTCTGATGACAGCCGAGATGACCCCCCGGCTTTCCGTAGCCGTCGTGCGGCGTACTACTAATATGGTTACCCAAAAACACATGGGTCGGTTCCAGATTATTGACCGGCTGGCAGCACAGGTTGGCGATCGCGCCAAAGCACTGAAGATTCTGGAAGGTTACGGCTATGTCAAACCGGGAACCGAGGAATTGACGGCAGAAGGACTGAAACGTAACGCCATGACGGCGGAAGAGCGTGCCAAGGATCGAGCGGCTAAACGGACTGGCGGCAAGCCTACAGACTTCAAATATGATCCGCGCACTAACCGCGCGACCTTAAAAGGTAAGTGATTATGGCAACAAACATCGACAAAGCGCTCTACACCACCCCCTCTTTTATCGATCTGGAGGAACAGCAAGACGCGCCGCCTATCGAAATTGAGATCGAAAATCCCGAATCGGTATCTATCGGGATGGATGGGCTGGAGATCATGCTCACTCCGGAGAAAGAGACGGCAGAAGACTTCAACGCCAACTTGGCGGAGTACCTGTCCGACGGTGACCTGCAACTGCTGGCATCCGAATTGCTTGGCGACTTTGACGATGACATCTCGTCGCGTAAAGACTGGATGCAGACCTATGTCGACGGGCTTGAGCTTCTTGGGATGAAGATCGAGGAGCGGATGGAGCCTTGGCCGGGGGCGTGTGGGGTGTACCACCCGATGCTGTCTGAGGCGCTGGTGAAGTTTCAGTCCGAGACCATGATGAGTACGTTCCCGGCGAATGGGCCGGTGAAGACCAAGATTATTGGCAAAGAGACGCCAGCTAAGAAAGAATCCGCAGAACGTGTCCAAGAGGACATGAACTACCAGCTTATGGAGAAGATGGTCGAGTACCGGCCTGAGCATGAGCGCATGCTGTGGGGTCTGGGGTTGGCGGGGAATGCGTTCAAGAAGGTCTACTACGACCCCCAAATGGAGCGGCAAGTATCGATCTTCATCCCGGCAGAAGACATTGTGGTGCCGTACGGGGCATCAAACATCGAGACTTCACCGCGTGTGACTCACGTCATGCGTAAGACCGAGAATGAGCTGCGCCGCTTGCAGGTAGCTGGGTTCTATCGAGACGTGGATCTGGGTGAGCCGGTCAATACGCTTGATGAAGTCGAGAAGAAGATTGCCGAGAAAATGGGCTTTCGGGCCACAGCAGACGACCGGTTCAAGCTCCTCGAGATGCAGGTGGATCTGGATCTACCCGGGCATGAGAACGAAGACGGCATCAAACTGCCGTACATCGTCACCCTTGAGAAGAGCACGCAGACCGTCTTGGCTGTGCGTCGGAACTGGGAAGAAAACGACCGGACCTACGCCAAACGTCAGCACATCGTGCATTACGGGTACATCCCCGGCTTTGGCTTCTACTGCTTCGGTTTGATCCACCTGATCGGTGCATACGCCAAGAGCGGTACGTCTATCCTGCGGCAGCTTGTCGATGCCGGTACGTTGAGCAACCTTCCCGGCGGCTTCAAAAGCAAAGGCATGCGCGTCAAAGGCGACGATACGCCGATCTCCCCGGGGGAGTGGCGGGACGTTGATGTGCCTAGCGGGGCCATCCGAGACAACCTTCTTCCGCTTCCATATAAAGAGCCGAGCCAAGTTCTGGCCGGGCTGATGGACAAAATCATTGAGGAAGGTCGCAGGTTTGCAAATACGGCGGACCTCCAGATCAGTGATATGTCCTCGCAGGCTCCCGTGGGAACCACGCTGGCTATTCTTGAGCGTACGCTCAAGACGATGTCCGCCGTTCAGGCCCGCATCCATTACTCGATGAAGCAGGAGCTTAAGCTTCTCAAGCACATCATCGCGGCCTATACCCCCGAGGACTACAGCTACGAGCCGGATGTGGGGAGCCGACGGGCGAAAAAGTCGGACTACGATGACATCGATGTGATCCCGGTGTCTGATCCCAACGCCAGCACGATGGCGCAGAAGATTGTGCAGTATCAAGCAGTCTTTCAGCTTGCGCAGGCTTCACCGCAGCTCTACAACATGCCGCTGCTGCACAGACAGATGCTGGACGTACTGGGAATCAAGAATGCGGAAAAGCTGGTGCCAATGGATGAGGACCAGAAGCCGACTGATCCGGTCACGGAGAACCAGAATGTCCTGATGATGAAGCCGGTCAAGGCGTTCATGTACCAAGACCATCAGGCGCACATCATGGTCCACATGTCGGCCATGCAGGATCCGAAGATTCTCCAGTTGTTGCAGAACAATCCGATGGCTCCGCAGCTTCAGGCGGCGATGATGGCGCACATCAATGAGCATCTGGGCTTCGAGTATCGCAAACAGATTGAGCAGCAGTTGGGCCAAGCGCTGCCCCCGCAGAAAGATGAAGCGGGCGAGGATGTGAATATGGATCCGCGTGTCGAGGCCCAGTTGGCCCCGATGTTGGCGCAGGCTGCACAGCGACTGCTGCAACAGAACCAAGCCGAGGTTCAACAACAGCAGGCTCAGCAACAAGCGCAGGATCCGCTGGTACAGATGCAAATGCAGGAACTGCAGATCAAAGCACAGGATCAGCAGCGCAAGGCTGCTAAAGATCAAGTGGACGCCCAGCTTAAAGCTGCACAGATGCAGATTGAGCGGGAGCGGATCATGGCGCAAATGCAGTTGGACGACAAGAAACTGCAGATTGACGCTGCCAAAGCTGCTACGTCCGCTACAAACGACCGGCAACAGCTAATGTCGAAACTCAGTGTCGACGTGCTCAAGCATCTGGATAAACAACGGCAACCCAGCAAAAAAGAGGCGTAAAGGACACGTATGGACGTTTTTGAGATATTGCTCGAACAGACCGACGAAAAGGTCGCACAGCTTAAAGAACACCTGTCAGAGGGTAAAGCTTCAAGCTTCGAGGAATACAAACGGTTGTGTGGGGAGATTCGAGGTCTGCTCCTTGCGCGTGGTTACATCACAGACCTTCAACAAAAAGTGGAGTATTCGGATGAGTGAAATTTTGCTGGCTACAAACCCCAGCAGTCAGAAAGAAGCTGCGGAAGAGAAGGCTCGGCAACTCCCAACCCCGTCGGGTTATCGCATTCTGTGCGCTATCCCCGAAGTGGAGAAAGAGTATGAGAGCGGTCTGATTAAGGCCGACGATACGGTACGAATGGAAGAAACGCTGACGACGGTGCTGTTTGTCGTCGAGATGGGGCCGGATTGCTACAAAGATCCAGCTCGATTTCCGTCCGGACCGTGGTGCAAGAAAGGAGACTTTGTACTGGTTCGCCCGTATGCAGGCTCCCGGTTGGTCATTCACGGACGAGAGTTCCGGCTCATCAACGATGACTCGGTTGAAGGCGTGGTGCTCGATCCACGCGGTATTAAACGCAAGTAGAGGAAGACAAGATGCCTCAGTTTGAACAAGAAGACTTTAAGTTCCCGGACGAAGTCGAAGACAAGAAAGACGCCAAAGCGGCAGATTCTTTGGTCATTGAAGTTGAAGATGACACGCCCGAGGAAGATCGTGGTCGTACGCCGCTTCCCAAACCCCTAGTCGAAGAGCTTGAGAAAGACGAGCTTGAAGACTACGACGAGAAAATCAAAACCAAACTCAAGCAGATGCGGAAGGTTTGGCATGATGAACGTCGGGAAAAGGAAGCCGCGTTACGAGAGCAACAGGAAGCCGTAACGCTGGCACAGCGGCTCTTTGAAGAGAACAAGAAGATCCGAAGTCTTCTTGCGACCGGTGAAAAAGAGTATGTAGCGACCGCCCAGAAAGCTGCCGAGATGGAGCTGGAAGCGGCGAAAAAGGCTTTGCGGCAGGCGCACGAAGAGTTTGACGCCGATAAGATTGTTGAGGCACAGCAGGCGCTGCAGCTTGCCAACCTCAGTATGATGCAGGCGAAAAACTTTAAGCTCGCCCCTTTACAGGAAGAAGAAACTCCTGTACAAACGCAACAAACGGCACAGCCGTCTGCTCCTCGTCCTGATGACCGGTTGGTAGCGTGGCAAAAGCGCAATACTTGGTTTGGGACGAATAGAGGGATGACCGCCTATGCTCTCGGACTCCACCAAGAGTTAGAGGATTCAGGCGTCGCGGTTGGGTCTGATGAATACTATTCCGAGTTGGACAAAACACTTCGGAAGCGCTTCCCAGAAGTTTTTGAGGAAGACGATCAACGCCCCGCTCAAAAATCGAGGGCAACGACTGTGGTAGCTCCGGCAACAAGGAGTACGGCTTCTAATAAGGTTAAGCTCAAGACAAGCCAGATTAACCTTGCCAAGAAGTTTGGTCTTACGCCGGAACAATATGCACGGGAAGTTATGAAACTGGAGTCCCAAAATGGCTGAAAATCGTACCCCCCGTGACATCGAAACGCGGGAATCTAAAGCTCGCGTTAAACAGTGGCAACAGCCCGAGATGCTCCCCGAGCCAGACAAAATGCCGGGATTTGTGTATCGCTGGATTCGTGTTTCTACTTTGAGTGTGGCTGACCCTCGTAACATTTCCGGTAAGTTCCGGGAAGGTTGGGAAGCGGTGCCGCTCGAAGAGCAGCCCAAATTCAAGCTGTTGGCCGACCCAAATGGTCGCTTTAAGGACCATATCGAAATTGGCGGTTTGCTGCTTTGCAAGACTCCGGCTGAGCTGGTCGCACAGCGTAATGCGTACTATCAGCAGCAGGCGGATCGGCAAGCAGAAGCGGTAGATAACACGCTTATGCGCCAGAGTGACCCGAGGATGCCGCTCTTCAAGGAGCGCAAGTCCACGACCAGCTTTGGCAAAGGCGCTTAATTCAATTTAGGAGTCTGAAATGACCTATCCCACGGTTTCAAAACCGTACGGTTTTCGGCCCATCAATCTAATTGGTGGTCAGCCGTACGCTGGTAGCACCCGCATGTTCAAGATCGCCAGCGGGTATAACACCAGTATTTTCTACGGCGATCCCGTCAAGATCCTCCGCGACAGCAGCAGCTTGTTGCCTATTGATGGCACTGTGGTTGTGCAGGATCGGTCTTGGTCTGGTTCCAGTAGCATGATGATGGGAACGACTAACAATCTGCCCTACACCATCGGCGTTTTCATGGGTTGTTCGTACACCAACCCTGTGACGAAGCAAAAGACGTTCTCGCAGTACTACCCCGCTGGTACGGCTGCGAATGACATCCAAGCTTATGTGGTGGACGACCCCGATGCGTTGTTCAAGGTTGTATTTGTGAACAATGTGCCGACGTACTACGACGATCCGTTCACCGCTAATGGTACGACTCCGGCGTATGCTAATCCGTACTATGTTGGACGCAATCTTCTGGTTGCTGTCAACCCCGGCGACACTAACACGGGTAATAGCGCGTACGGCGTGACAGATGTATACAACCCGCTGTATATCGTCCAGCAAAATGTTATGCCGGTTCGCGTTGTCGATGTGGTTCCTGAGACTGCAACTGCGGCGGGCTTTGTGGAGCTGATCGTCAAGTGGAATATGCCGGGCTATCTGTATAACGGCGAATCCGGTCAGGATTGGGGCGGCGGTCACGAGTATTACTGGCCCGGTTCGACCGGCAGTATCATCCTCTAAGGAGTTCTAGAAAATGGCTATTTCACGCGCACAACTACTGAAAGAACTCCTGCCGGGTCTTAATGCCCTGTTTGGTCTGGAGTATTCCCGCTACGGCGAAGAGCACAAAGAGATCTACGAAACCGAGACCTCGGAACGTAGCTTTGAAGAGGAGACCAAGCTGTCGGGCTTCTCCGCTGCTCCGGTCAAGAGCGAGGGCGCTGCCATCGCTTACGACAACGCACAAGAGGCGTGGACTGCTCGCTATAACCACGAGACGATTGCTCTCGGCTTCTCGCTGACGGAAGAGGCGATTGAGGACAACCTCTACGACTCGCTGTCGGCGCGTTACACGAAAGCTCTGGCTCGCGGTATGGCGTACACCAAGCAGGTCAAAGCGGCGGCAGTTCTGAACAACGGCTTTAACCCCTCGTATGTGGGCGGTGACGGCGTCAGCTTGTTCTCGACTGACCATCCGCTGGTGTCCGGTGGTGTCAACAGCAACACTCCTTCGACTGCTGCGGACCTGAATGAGACCTCGCTTGAGGCTGCTGTCATTCAGATCGCTGGATGGGCGGATGAGCGTGGCCTGCTGATCGCTGCCAAGCCCAAGAAG